ATCATCACCTGATGTATCATCACCTGATGTATCATCACCTGATGTATCCGTATTTGATGTATAATCTGGATGTAAGTAACCAAATACCCAATTAAAACCATCCCATTCCCACATTTTTTTAGAGCTCATAGTACCAATTTGTAATATATTCATTGCTGGATTATATCCAGTAGGTGGATTTGTTGGTTTCGGTTCTATATAAACCGAATCCTCTTCAGGCTCATATTGACAACTACCATTATCCTGAGTAGCATTTGAATCATAATTAATAGCAGTAGGATCTGTACATCCATATATTATTTCTTTTTCTTCTTCAGTACCTTGTTCATCAATAGGTGGATCTTCTTCTGTTGAAGAAACTGAATCTTGACCAATACCATTTACCTGCACAGATTCTTGAGATATTGCTTCTCCAGCAGAATTAGTTACCGTTAAAGTAACATTGTAATTACCATTTTCATAAAATTTATGTTTTGGATTTCTTTCAGTAGATGTATTACCATCTCCAAAATTCCAAAGAACACTATCTGCTCCGCTAGAGGTATCTGTAAATTGAACCTCTACGAATGGATTTGTAGATTCAAATCCACCACCTGAATCTTGTTGTCCTTGTTGTGTATTTCCTGTATCACCAGCTCCCATTTTAAACTCCTATACTATTTGATACTGAAAACTAGATGTGGGTAAGTTAACAGTAGTTTGATTGTTTTCTTGATTTTCTTGATTGAAAATAATTTCATATGTAAATGAAGATTGTATACTTATAGCATCTTCTAATTTAGAAAGTACAGTTAATGGTCTTCCTATATATCCACGAGCATTTAATAAATCAGAACGACTTATTAACTCCACTTTACATTTAGCTCCTTGTCCACTAAAGGGAACTATTTGTTGATTTTGATTAACATGATTTAACCAATATTGTTTGTTTTGTCTCATCCAACTTTGATGTTCGCTATATGGAAGTTCATTTACATTTGGATTATAAGTAGCACAAATAAAGTACCACTCGTCTAATCTATTAGTTGCAATTTGTGGAAATGCTTTATGAACATTTGGATAATTTGTTTCATTAGTACCAAAACTTCTGTGACCGAATCTATTTAAACCTTGTGTACCAAAATTATTATCATAGAAATTATTCTGTTTATCTCTAACCATCAATCTAATATAACGATAATCTTTACCTTCATATTGATTTACTTTTGTGTCTAATCTCAAACCAACACCACCATTAACTAAAGGATTTCCAAAATTAAAAAGAGTTCCTTCTGATGTTTTACTGACAAACTTTACCCACATAGTTATGGTAAATCCATCCACTAAATAAGAATCATTTTTTTGAAATTCTAACAAATCATTATTTGGTGCCCTTAATATTATAGCCTGATTTGGTTTTCTTATTTTAAGAAATCCTTCTGATACATTTTCATATTCAGGTCTAGTATCTTTTAAAGTATCAATAACATTGTCTACATCACCAAGATAAGTGTTAAGTTTATTTCTCATAGACTCAATCGTTTTACCTTGATTATTAGTATCTTGAGCTGCCTGTTCATCTAACCTCGTTATATAAGCATTCCTTTGATTTTCATAACTAATACGAGATTGTTCATCTTGTTCATAGTTATCAGGAAGTTCACCAGCACCATCACCATCAACATCTTGAAATGATGGTTTTTGTCCTATTAACTCATTGAAGTCTACAAAAAATTGATTTATCGTATCTTGACGAGTTGTTTGATTTGGAAGTAACTCAAAAATATTTGTGTCTAATACCTCACGAGCTTTTTCAGGATTAATTCTTGTGCTAGTTTTAGGTTTTGTTAACTGACTTAAATTTAACACATCAGTAAAAGTATCTCCTACTTTTTGAGCAATCTCTATTTGATAACCAACCGTTCCATGTACAAAATTAATTTTATATTTAGTAACATCTTGACCATCTGTTATTGGTCCTGGTGTTGATTCTAAGGAAAATAAACCATTAAAATTATTTATATTATTATCAAAAATATATTGACATATTTGTTCAAAGGTATCACCTTGTAAATCTTTTCTACTTTCTAAAGTGTTTCTATCTTTTTTATAAAATACAAGAGGTTCATCTTCTCCTCTACCTGTTTGTTTTATTCCATCACGAATTGTTGTCTGTAAAGAAAAAAGTTCGGAATCAGAAAGTGTGTTTGATTGAAACCATAGTTTATAAAATATATCACTAACTCTTTCACGAGTTTCTTTTATATCCTCATCTCCAATTTTCTTAAAGATAATTTCATCTGGTTTTAATTCATGACCAATACCAAGAACCCCAACACCAATCATTAGAGTTCCATCTTCGTGACGATGATAAGCTCCAACATATTGTTCTTCTGGATTAGATTGGAAGAAAAACCTATCGTCTGTTGTTGCTTGTAAGTTTATTTCTACAATACGATTTACAACAGTAGACTCTGCTCCTTCAGCTTCTCCTTGACTAGTGTTTCCGTAAGCCATGATTAAGTCCTTAATATAAATTCAAAGTCGTTGTCGTAGATTATTTCTTGACCATCATCGTGGTTAACTTTTATTAATATTTTATAAGCACGATTTGGTTCAAAGGCATTTAAGTCTTGTTTGAAATAGTTAGAAGTAGTATCACAACTCATTGTCGTGTAAGCACTAAATGGAACAACTGACTCGTTTGTCGCCATATCAATAATAGAATAAACACCCTTACCATGTGGTATAAAACTACCACTAACAGTTTGAACCGATGTTGTAAATGATTTTTGTATGTATCTTTTACGAGCACCAAATCTAAATTTTATGGTTTCGTTTTCCTTATACGCTTCTCGTAAGTGTATAGGGTATAGGTAGTTCTCACTATTACCAGAAACATCTAATGTGGTTAAACTACCTGTGTTAGAACCCGTTGCTGGTAAGTGGTCATCCCATTTTAATTCTATTTTAGGAGAATATATTGTATTGGTTTGTCTTGAGAAAAATTTAATATCTTCAAAACTACCAGTAGATTGTTCTCTACTACCAGAAAATCTTATTAACATACCATAGTTAGAATTTACACCACCAAACCATTTATTAGCAAGAGAAGTTATATCCATGTTAATATCTGGCGACTCTGACGAAAAAGATTGACTTACTTCATCTCCAGCAATATAAGTTCCACCAGGTGTTGTCCATGTTATTTCAGAAGCACCTTCTCTGTTTTTTCTATATAACCAACTACATCCATCTGTTGTATGTGGTACATCTATTTCTTTACCAACACCTTCATCCCATTCTTGACTTAAAGGGTAAGCAGCTACTTTATATTCTTCAGTCAATCCACTTGTACCTTCTGTTTCATATAATCGTAAATTAAGTTTATAGTCATGAGGTAATACAGATGAACTAATATAATTCTCTATTTCATTAGTATCGAATTGAAGTAATACACGAGTTGGATGAGAAAATGTTCTATCAAAGAATACTTTTTTTAATTCAAGAATCTCATCTTGTCCAGTATTCTTATCTTTAAAGTCTTCGCCTGTAGTTTGATTTGAACCACTATTGATAAAGGTATCTTTGGTTGTAAAAAAATATTTGTGCATTATATTACCTTCCCATAAATGTCTTGGTTTGAATTTCGTAATTCAAATACAGAAGAAGAAAGTGATGGTCTATATATACCATCTCGTAGGGCATTATCAAAATTATACTTAAAACCATAGTTACTATCAGTTCCAATAACTTCACCATCCCCCTTATAGTAGTATAACTTTCTACCACTAGCATATTCATTATTTCCATCTTGAAATAGTTTTAGTTCTTTGATACCAATGACACCCTCTAACCCTAAAATATTATATTGTAAATCGTTCATATTAATTGCTTGTCCAAACTGCATCTTTTCTATTTTAAAGAAATCTTTAATTACTTGAATTACATTTAATTTAACTTCGGTAGGATTTGACCTTCTATCATAATTAACAACAAAACGAACTCCAAAGTTAATTACGTAACCAGAAAATGTTGTTCCGTTGTTATCAGGAATAGTAAATCCAAATCCAACTTGGTCATTTATCATTCTATATTGATTTATGTAAGTTCCTATATTCTGTAATACTAACTCTGGTGTTTGTACAAGTTGTTTATTTTGATTGTAAGAAAGAGTGTGAACTAATAAAGCACCACCATCTAGTCTTTCTACAATACATTTAGCAATACTACCAAACTTTTGTGGGAGAGATAATATTCTTGACTGATAATCTTCTTTAGTTACACATCTCATTTGAGAAGCAAAAAACGAACTAGCGTTATTTCTTATTTCCTCAACAGTTTGTCCATCTGTTCCACCAGAACTCGCTTCTTCATTAGTTACAGTTATAGTTACGCCAGCTGGAGGATTATTTATAGTTGTCAATTCACCAGCTTGAATATTTGATTCAGAACCACCACCTACTCTATATGTAAAAGTCAATGTGGTGTTTGATGGGGTTTCACCTAAGTTTGGATTATTACCTGTAACCACTCCTATAGCACTTGGTACATCAGCTAGGTTAGTTCCATTGATTGTTACACCCGCTTGTTCAACAGGATCAACATTTGAACCTGAATTACTAAATCTAAATAATCCATTACCAAATTGAGTTTTATATGTTTGGCTATCTTCATCAAATCTAGTTGTAAATTTTTTAGTAGACTTGATATATTCAGCAACATATGGAATAGGTATTGATGATGTAGTACCACTAGCATCACCTTGATCATAAGCACTTGTTCTTGTCGGGTCGTCTGTATAATGAGTTTGTTTTAGTATCTTGTCTTGTGCTAAGTAATCTACTTCATACCATTTTTGTCCAGCTCCGTCCACACAACTTGTTATTTCAATCACATCATCTTCGCCTAAATCCAATTCTAAAAATTTAGTAGGAGATGTAATATTAAATGTTTTTGTTTTTGTTTTACCAGATATAGCCCTTACATTTCGTGTTAAGGTATAAGAACTAGCTTCTCCGTTACTATCAAGTATTGGAGCACTTACAATAGGATCTCCTGAACCACTCGATGTGAAATCTATTTCATCGGTTGTTTCAAAAACTATCTCAGAATCTACATTTGAAGCAATCTGTAATCCACTATCTATTGAAGATGGAGCTTCTCCATATACTGGTTGACCAGTTGTCCCATCAGCACTTATAGAAGTCTCTACTTTTAACTTAACAACAGATGGTGTTTTGTTTGCAGTTTTATATCCAAGAAATTCGGATAGTCTACGAATGTTTCTTTTCTCTGTTGCTGTTGCCAACAGATTCTCTTTGTAGTTATAATCAATATAATATGAAAGTACATCACCGACATAACTTGATAATTCTATTAACATCATACCAGGTGATGTTTCATTGAAATCTTTATATGTATCGGGAAAATAAGATTTAGTATATTCGATTAAATCTTTTTTTATTGTACTAAAATCTTTACTTGTATATTGTACATTAGTTGGTTTTAATTTTTGTTTTTCTTTATATGCCATTAGTATGCTCCATTACTAGTACTGCTCCCAGCACCTACACCATCAAATGTAACTTGAACACTTTCTAAACTATTTGGTGCCCTTCTTATGTTAAAATCTATATTAATATTCACTTGATTTAAATCATCTCTACGATTAACATTAATGTTTCTTAAATCTACAAAAGGTAACCATCTACTAAATACATCTACTATATTGTTTTCTATTTGTATTGTAATATCTTCAGTTAATGGCTCAAATATAAGTGACCTTAAATCCATACCTAAGTTTGGTTGAAATACTCTTTCACCTCTGTGAGTTTGTAAAAGAAGCCTGATGTTATTCTTTATGGATTCAACAGTAGTTTTTGTTGATTTGAAATACCCATCACCACCACCAACTCTACCTAGTGGAAACTCTATTCCCACAGAGACTCTTTTATCTTGGTCTTCTACAAATCTATCTTTTCTTCTATCTAGTATTGCCATTAACCTAATCCCTTAATTTTTTTAGCTATCACTTTAGATTTATTTACACCTGCTGGTACTTTACCATCCATCACCTTATTAGATGTTTCACTTACCTGAACTATACCTTTTACAGGTGCTGTATTAGAACTTGGTCCACTAGCACCGACCACATTAATCTTACCAGGTAATATATTATATGGTGCTTCCAACTCGATAATTTTAAATTCTTGTGCTTTCATAAATTCAACCATAGCATCTTCTAAAGCTTGAGCTAGTGTTTCTATATTATCAGAATCACCACCGACACTATTTTTAAATGCGTTATATATGTCTGTTTTAAGTCCCACGATTAAACTTTGCCTTTTCATCTACTTTTTTCATTACACCAGAATAATCCTTTGTAAAAGCATCTGCTAAATGTTCAGGTAAATTCTGAGTATTATCTGTAACAGATTTCACTTCTGCTTCCTTTTCAATGTTTTTCCATTCACCACTATGAGCAGTTTCATTTAAGATATCATTAAGAATAGAATCCTTTGTCAAC